AGATATCACCTTAACGACCCTTACGCTGAAATGATCAAGCGTAAAGCTGTGACAGTCCGCAAATATGGCCCCACCTCAGACGGATCACTGACAGACAAGCCAGTTTTAAAGAGCAAAAAAGAGCTTGAGAAGAAACTTAGAAATATGGGCCCGTATGAATATGCATGTCAAATGATGCAAGACCCCACAAAAGACGAGTCAGCAGGCTTTAAGCTCGAGTGGCTTAAAACCGCTAAAGTTTCTGATTGGTCTGGCATGAATCGTTATATTTTAATTGATCCAGCAAATGCAAAAAAAGAGGGCTCAGATTATAGCTCTTTTACAGTTTATGGCCTGGGAGCAGATCGGAACTATTATATTTTAGATCGTGTGCGCGACAGATTAGATCTAGGAGAGCGGGCAGAAGCTCTTTTCAGACTGCATAAAAAATATAAGCCTTTGAGAGTGGGATATGAACGCTACGGCAAAGATTCAGACATCTACTACATTGAAGAGCAGATGGACAAGCTCAACTATCATTTTGAAATCTTTGAGCTCGGCGGAAGGCTAACGAAGCTCGACAGAATTAGACGTTTAATTCCCCTTTATAAAAATGGCCGAGTATATCAGCCTTCAGAGTGCTATTACACAGACTATCAAGGCGTACGACAAGACTTAAATCAAGTTTTTAGAGATGAGGAGTATTACTGCTTCCCAGTCTCCGTACATGACGACATGCTCGATTCAGATTCGCGCATCTTAGATAAAGTCAAAAGTCCAGATGGTCGCTCAATCGATTTTGCTGAATTTCCCGAAGATGAAGACATTGACATTTCAATGTTTATGCGCAAAGCCGAGGGGATCAGATAATGGCTATCGATAAAAACACAAAAGTTCTTGAAGACTGCATTAAACAAATAGACAAGGCAGGATCATATTGGGACAAGAACAAGCGCAAATATCGCAATAATTTAGATTTTGTATTGGGGTATCAGGATGAAAATAGAGGCGCATCATGGCAAGGTCGGGAGCGTAATACCCGTTTAAACTTTAATGTGCTGCACTCATTTGTGAAAAGCATAATGGGTGAGCAGCTTCAAAACACGCCTGACGTAGTAGTAATGCCCGCGTCTAAAAATGTGGAGCAGTGGGAAGTTGACTTGAATGAAGGGATTTTGAGAGGGATTTTTTACGACTCAAACTTGCCTCAAAAAACTTATAAGGTATTTTTTAATCAGCTCGCAGGAGGCTATGGAGCCTATCGCGTTCACCCTGAGTACGAATCAGGAATGTCATTTGAACAAGTAATCAAAATCTCACAGGAAGAAGACCCAACGCTTTGCTATTGGGATTATGACGCTGAAGACGATAACAAAGTTCTTGGGCGCTTCTGTGGCAGACATGTGGCAATGCCAAAAGAAGATTTTGAAAAGGATTATCCAGATATAAAGTCACCATCAGGTTTTTCCTGGGACGTAATGGGTGCTTCAGGATCATTTTATACAAAACCTTCTGACTACATTGTGATTGCTGAGCATTGGGTCAAAGAAGAAAAAATGACAACCGTATATTTGCTCAAGAGCGGTGAAACATGCACCAAAGCAGAGTACGGGCCTTTGGTGGAAAAAATACAGCAAGAATATACCCAGCAGCTATATTTATCCTCATTGAATGGGCAGCCCGAGCCGCCAGAGCCTCAATATCCAGAAATCATCGCAGAGAAAAGAGACAAAGTTTCAAAGATAAAATATTACAAACTGTTGCGTAATCAGATTATTGAAGAAAAAGACTGGCCAGGAACCGTTTTGCCGCTTGTATACGTTGACGGTGATAGCAGCTTTAGACATGGGCAACAAGAGATAAAAAGCTTTTGTCAGTTTGCTCACGACAGCCAGCGAGCTCTCAACTATACAAAAAACCAAATTATTCAACAAATTAAAAACTTCCGCCGCGAGCAGTGGATCGGCACACCTGAAAACATGCAAGGACAGGGTATTAAGCAAATGTGGCAGAACCCTGAAGAGCAAGCCGGAATTTTACTGGCTAAGCGTGATAAAAATGGCCAGTTGCCCACGAAAGTTGCTCCATCTCAGATTAGCCCAGATCTTTTGAACATGCAGCAGTTTTTGGGTGGTGACATACAGAATATTTTGGGAAGGCATGACGCATCTCAAGGGCAGCCAGGAAATGAGGTGTCAGGCGCTGCGCTTTTGCATCGAATCGTTCAAGACAATATGGGCAGTTATCTGCAGCTTAATAATCTCTGCACAGGGATTGTCACTGTTGCCTTTGTAGCCCTAGACATGTTGCCGGCCATTTATGACACCGAGCGTGACGTTATCACTCGAGATAAGAAGGGTGAGCCAATGGTTTCGACCATTAACGAGTTTGTCGGACTCCAGCAAAATAATAATGGGCAGTATGAGGCTGAGCAGGCTTATTACAAAAACCAAATTTCACGCAAAAAAATGCGTGTTGAACTTTCAGCGGGCCCAATGTTTAGCGCTCAAAAACAAATTGAGTACATGAAGCTAACCCAGTTCGCAGGCTTATTACCTCAGGAATTTGTGCCAGCCATGGCAGACATGATTGCCGAAAACATTGATCTTCCAAACACTAATCAGCTTGTCAAGCGTGTTAAGGCTTTTGTGCCGAAACCAGTCTTGATGCAAGCGGGAGAAATGAGCCCGGAAGAAATGCAGCAATTCCAACAGGAACAACAACAGCAGCAACAACAGCCTCCTCCGCCTCAAGTTCAAGCTCAGATGCAAAAAAATGAGATTGAAGATAAAAAAATTCAGCTTCAAGAAAAAGACCTAGAGCAGCGAGCTAGAGATGACGAGGTTAAAAACTACCTATCTGGCCTTAAAAATCAAATAGAGCTGGAAAGAGTACAGGCTACTAAACAAGGCGACCAAATAAGCCTTGAAAAAGACATTGTAAAAGCAAATGCAGAAATGCAATCAGCGGCTCTCAATGCCATGCACGAAATTCATAAATCAAACACGGCTCTTGCAGCCCCCACACGCCAGGGTCATGGCGGTTCTAACGGCCACTACCGGTAAATAGGAGATAAAAACCATGTCAAAAACAGACAATACAGAAAAAACGCCAGCTCAAGCGGTAAATCAGGAGCAAACAAAACCAGAAGTTAAAAGCGAAGCGGCTCCAGAAGTAACTCAAAAAAAGAGTGAGCAGGCTGAGCCTGAGGCAAAAGTTAATAGCACGCCATCAGTGGAATTTAAGGTATATGACGACCCTGAAAGCGAAACTAAATCTCAACTTGAGCCATGGGTAAAAGCACGTCTGGAACGTGAGCAAGCAAAGGCGCAAAGGGAGCGTGAAAAGCGCGCTGAAATTGAGCAGGAAATGTTGAAGCTTAAGCTTGAGAGAGAGTCTAGCAATAGACAAGCTCCATCTCAGCCCAGCAATCCTGAGCAGCCCTCTGACCCTTTAGAAATAGTCAGACAAGTGGTTAGGCAAACTTATATGGATGAAGAGCGCAGCAGACAAGAAATGCAAAGAAATGCGGATCTTGAAAGAAAGCGCAATGACTTTAACGCTAAGCTGAAAAAAGGCTATAAAAAATTTGATGATTTCGATGTGGTATTTCAAGAAGACATTAACCTGCCGCCAGAAGTTGTTGAGTTTATGCATGACATTCCTAATCCGGATGAATTTGCATACAACCTGGTGAAATATAACCCGAACTTGCTTGATGAAATTAGCACGCTTTCAAAAACAATGAGAATCGTAAAAGCAAACGAATTTTACCAAGCATTTATGGCTAAAAAACACAGGAAAGTAGCCTCAGCAGCCCCAACACCACCTGTCTCCGTAAACAACACGGGAAGCGCCTCAAAAAGCACTTCTCAAATGTCATATGACGAATTATTCAGGCACGTCAACCGACGGCGTAAATAGAAAAAGGAGAGATAAAGATGGCTAACGGTTTAATTACTAGTGAGTTAGTTTCGGAAACCATGCTTGCACGATTTGTTGCAAGTAATGCGTTTATTAATCAAGGTTCACGTGGTTTAAATGGGGACTTTACCCAAAAATCATACGTTCCTGGTGAAACAGTTAAGATCAGAAAGAGAAATCGCCTGAAAGCTGGAGACGGTCAAAGTGCGACTGTCCAAGGTATTAGCGATGCGGTACAAGAAGTATCTTTGGCTCATCAATACCATACGATGGTTGATATGACTACGCTGGAAGAGGGGTACGATCTTGATAGTTTTACAGATCAGGTTGTTAACCCTGCAATTGATGCTATCAACGCAAAAATGAATGCAGATATCTATGCCGCTGCGCTTGCGCAGGTGAATTATGCAACTGGTTCAACATCGTCTGCATTAGATCAAAGCGCCTTGTTTACAGCTCAAGGAAAAATGACAAAACTGCAAATGTCAAAAGCAGATCGTTGTTTGGTGGTAGGCACGCCAGATGCGGCTGCATTAAACAGCTCTTTATATAATACCTTCAATACTCAGTTTAACGAAGACATTATCCTGGATGGCAAGTTAGGTCGCTTTGCTGGCTTTGATATCTACGAAGATGAGGTTATTGATAGCTTTACCGCAGGCAGTCTTGCTGGATCGCCTGTAGTTGCAGCACAGCCTTTAAATGGCGCCACAACTCTAAGCTTAAGTGGATTTACTCCTGGAGCAACAGGCGTTTTATTAGCTGGGGATGTTATCAGCATCGAAGATGTGTACTCAGTCGCTCCATTACGCTACACGAGCACCGGAAACCTAATGACATTTGTTGTTCAAAGCAACGTAGATGCAGATGGTGGTGGTTTGGCTACGGTTACCGTTTCTCCATCTATCAATTGGGATTCTACAAGCACCTTGCAAAATGTGGATAGCAGGCCAGGGATGGGCGCAGCAATCACCCGCATTGCGTCAAATACCCCTAACATTGCATTTACACGTAGTGGCTTAGATATCGTTTGTCCTCCGTTGCCAAAACTAAAAACCCCAGAGTGCTTTGTCAAGTATGACGAAAAATACAACATTGCTATTCGTTTGGCTGCTGCTGCAGACATTAATGAATCAGCCAACTTGTATCGTTTGGACGTGCTCTGTGGCTTTGCATGGCATGACCAATACGCAATGCGTTTATATAGTCAGGCATAAGGGGTACAGACATGCAAATGTTATTTGAACCAAAAACCGGAAGAGCAGAATTAGCTGGTTGTGCAGAGGACGTAAGTTTTCTGCTCAGCCTGGGCTATACCCGCAAAAGAATTCCGGCAGAGAGCGTAGAGGCCAAGAGTGTTGAAAAAAAAGAGCCTTCATCTAAGAAATTAAAAAAGGAGAATCAAAGTGAAAATTGATCATAGTCGTAACGGGTCAGACGCACCCCGGTCTATTAGCTTTCCCATTAAAGTCGGCCTAGATAACGCAGAGCGCGGATCTTCAGCTGGCTGGGATCGCGAAAAGCGTCTTTCACGAGATGCAAGACGCGATAAAACTGCCGCTCGTGAGCTTTCACGTGATGCAAAACGCGATATGCGTTATCGCTAATTAATTGGAGCGCCAACGATGAAAGTTGAAGAATTAATAGCATATGCTTTTAAGAAAGTGGGTTTTGTCTTTTCTGAAGAAAACCTGCGTGCAGCTTATGAAGCGGAGGCGCTCTATTATTTAAATGAAGAGATATCCAGTTTGAATCGCAGTGGTAATACATGCGCTTATTTTACCGAAGTGGACTTTACAATGGTTCCTGCGCAGCAAGATTACACGTTTGGGCTTACCGAATCGGACGTGACTACAGAACCCTTCACCGAGGTGGAGTTTGTTCATATCCTTTGGGATGGCGTTAACTATAGCTTGTCTCCCGAAACAAGAAAATTGAGGCTCGGCAGTACTA